AACTAGATGATGGATGCTTCTTCATTTTTGAAGTAGCAGTATATCCAGTCAAATTTAATGGTGTATTCGAAGTAGTCTCAAGATAAAATGTCTGATTAAAATCAGATCCAACATCAATTACTATGTTGCTAACATATACAGCCATTATTATAAGAAATTGGATTATATATTAGATATTTATAAATCATTTGTTTGCAATATATTTAAGAAGATCTTTTATTTCTTTTATTTCTTCTTTTATGTTTTTTACGTCATTTTTTAAATTTTCAAATTCCTTTTTTTCTTTATATTTTTTTTTAGAGAGTTCTAAAAATTGATCGAATTCACTGTTATTTTTATTTATTATAGCATTTGAATCCAAATCTCTAATTAAAGTATTATCGGTTTTTATTGCTAAGTATTTATTCATCAGATGCAAAAGACCTAAGAGCAATTGCTCTAAAATTCTTAATTCTTGGTGGTGTTGCTTGGTTGGTTGAGGTCATAATTATTTTAATCATAAAACCATTGAATTGTGGAAGATCATTTGCAGTAAATTTATATTCACTAAAATTATTAATTCCTGTGTTTGAATTTACAACTTTGTCTGAACTTCCGTCTCCATTAAATGCCAAATATACTTGCTGAAAATCCGAATTATCATTTCTATAAAGTTTATACATCGCACGAATGTCAGAATTTTCTTCTCTATGTCCATCAAATTGAACATGAAGAGAATTTGATGAAAATTCCAAACTAATTTTTTTAGTTTCATAAATTGCAGAATTTGGATCAAATCCTGGAATATTTACTCTACTGTCAATAGTAAAATCATCAACTTTATCATCTACCAAATTACTAATTAATATGATATTAGCAGTATTTAAATCAATCAACGGAGATACGTCTTCGTTATTTGTAGATAAAGTCAATTCTAGTGCAAAAGATTTTTGATTATTTAATAAATTGTATTCATTAATTTTAGATGCAACTATTCTTGGGTCATCAAGATAATTTAATTTATTGAGAGAAACATTTTCGTATCCCTTATCCGTAAATGAAGATTCATTTCCACTAATGCTAGTTCCAGAAGTTGTTTTTATTCTTGATGAAATATTTGTTCCAGTTGGAGTAATTATAGTAATTCTTGGATCTATAACTTCAAATGGAATATTTTGGGATACTTGTAAATTATTTCCTCCCCCAAATTTTGTAGATGAAAATGTTTTAGATATATCGTCAAGTTTTATATAATAATTATTGAAGGTTTTTTCTCTTGAATCGATATTGTGATCTTTATTTATTTTTCTCAGTGATATTGAATTAAATTCATATTTATAAACAAAAGAATTCGATGGATGATTTGCATTTAAACTAAAATCGATTGCTCTATTAGAAATTGTAATATCATTTCCGGAAACATTATTATATGAAATAATTTCATTATTAATTTGCAAATATCCAGTATTTCCTGCACCAACAGGAGATCCCTCAAATGATGTAAAAATGCCGGAATTGGATACAGTAATTATCGTAGACGAATTTGTTAAACTTTGCGATAGTAATACTGGAGAAATATCACTTGCAAAATTTTCAATCTTTACTTTATTGCTACTTGAATGCATTCCATGATTTTTGTGATCAAATAACATCGTATACCCATCTCTAATCGAATCATCATTAACAGAAGTTGGAGCAGAAATTAAAATTGAAGATCCAGAAGAATTGTAATAAGTAAGAGCAATTCCAGCAACAATATTATCATTAACATCATCAATTATAAGAAAATTGGTTTGAGATACAATTCCAACAACTGCCCTAACGCCAGTTCCTGTATTTCCTAGTTTATTTGCAATGAGTAAATCTCCAAGTGCATATCCAGTTCCTCCATTAGTTATATTAAATTGAGTAACTGTTCCAGAAGAAACTGTAATATTTGCAGTACAAGAATTTCCAAATCCAGTGAGAGAAGTAAATCCAATTCCTGAATATGATCCGTTAGTAATTCCAATTCCGGAAGATACTAAAGATAACGATGTTGTCCCAAGACCAACCGGACCACCTGATCCAAATATATTCCCAGAACTTGTTGACTGTGTTATTGTATTTCCTTGAACAAATACAGTCGTTGTTGATGCAATTGAAACATACTGTCTTTTAGAATATGCAATAGATGGATTATTTTTTAAAATTTTTCCGATTGGTAATTCTTGATTATACATACTAAAACTTGAAGGCGTATTAGTTACAAATTTTGCCTTAAAAAGTTTAAATTTTAAATCCTCAAGTTGACTTGCATCCCAAGTTGAACTATTTTGTGATTTGAATAAAGAACCTAGATATGGTTGACGATTGCTAATTGACTTTAAAATCAAATCTTCTTCACCCATTCTAGTAATATATGTTAAATATTTACTTGTAGGAGAAACAAGAACTAAAGAATATTCATAACCAGATTGAAGATATACTGGAGTAGAAAAACTAAATTGAGTAGGAGAACTTCCGTCTTGAGATAAATTTATATCTTTTGGATCAATTTCTGTTTGTCCAAAAGGTAAAATTGTTGTAGTGGGTGTTCCATCTCGCATTGTTCTAATTTGAACAGTTACTGGAATTTTTTCATCTTTAGTTTTAAAATAAACTTCTCCCCCAGTTATGAACACTCCATCTTGATATTTGTCTCTTTCTACTAGAAAAGATTGAGCTAATGGGTCATACCATCCAGTATCTGTTGTTGTAGTTCTTGTTTCTATTCTATTTTCATCCAAATCTTGAGTAATACGTGTTATTGGTTGGTCTGATCCAATTTGTTTTCTTTCTATTTCTGGTGTTTTAATTGATAATGTTTGTTCTTGATTATTTTGAGCATAACCGGTCGCATTGTATATTGTTTCTGCAGAACTATCTCCGGAGTCTAGTTGATTTGCATTTGTCGAACTAGTAGTAACTCTGATAGTATTCAATCCAGTTGTAAACTTGGGATTGCTTGCAATTTTTGGATCGGGAATGTGTAAAGAAAAAATAAGATTGCCTTTTTCGTCACTGATGAGAGATAAATCATTTACTATTGCTTCGGCAGTTCCGAATTGATTACATAAAACTGTACCTTTTTTTACATAACCAATATTGCTACTCACTATTGGTAAGGCTAAATCCGCAGTATCAATATTGATAGTTTTACTATTTCCGGAATATGAAGAAGTCAATAAAGTTGATGTATATGGATCAATAGAATAAGTTTCAGTAGGAGAATTAAATGGTCCAAATTTATGATTTGACTGCGCAACTCTAAATGAAATTTGTGGAGTTCCAATCGATTGAGGAGATCTTGAAGTTTTTACAATTTCTGAAGTAGAAAAAGAACCCCTAACCATAGTTATTGGAAGTAATTTTGGGACACAATATTCAGTCATGTCGGTGTTTTCTAGAAAAACATAATATCTAGTATTTGGTTTTAATCTTTTTCCAACTACTTCAATATTTCTTGATCGACAATTGTATAGAATATCCACACCAATAACTCTACTTCCTAAGCTTACGGTATCTGCAGATGAAGAAAGTTCTAATCCAAAAGTTTTGTCTGTTCCAGTAGTTTTAAAAGTTTGTAAATAATCATTAGATAAAGTTTCAATAGTAGTTGAAGTATTACGAATACCTAATCCACTAACAAATCCAGATTGTTGAGAATTTGTTTGGCTTGAAACTAAATTACTACTAATAAGTTCTTCTTGAATAATGTCTCTACCGTTCCAAGTTGTTTCGTGAGAATTCCAATAACTTGCCGCCATTCCTCCATTTTCTCGATTTTCAATACCAAGAAGGTCTGCAATAGCATTGTAGGCAGAATCTATTTTTACAATGTCTGGAGTTGGAAGTGAAACTTCTTCAATCCAAAAATCTGAAGTTGGGGTCAGTTCAATAGTTCCCGAAAAAAGAGCAATGTGAAATGGATTTAAATTTTCGGTTCTGGTTGCAAATTCCTGAGAAATAAAATTTACCTCAGTATATGCTAGAGTTAATCCCGGACCATTTCTAGTAATATTTGGTGATTCGAAATCTTCAATCCAACGATAATCTGCATTAGTTGGATCCGATAATGAAGATTTGGTTTCAAAAATTAATGATACATTTCTTTCGGATGATCTTGGTCTACATTCACTAGTAATTGGGTCAATATCAAAATAAGACTCTCCAGTTAAATTGTGTGAGTTATGATTTCTGAAATTATCTACAAAAAAACCTGATTTGAATTTATCCAATCCAGTATTTGGATCTTTAATTGAAAGATTTTTCGTATCAGTTTCCAAAAGAGATAATGTAGTATATTCTTCTAAATTTTTAATCCTATTCTCAATACTTCCAATATCTTTCATCGTATATCTTTTATGAGGTAACATTTTTATTAAAACATCACTAGTTGCGTTAATAACATAAGGTTTCATTGAAATTACAGCAACTTCAAATCCTTCATCATTTGGAATCGGGGTTTTTGGGTTTTCTGACGGTTCTCCTTTTATTATTTCAAAAATTCCGTCTTTAGTTAAGTATAATCTATCAATTCTTCCTAAATAATAAGTATAATCAATCGTTATAGTTTTATTAGAAACTACAGTTTCCGAAGAAGATAAATTAAAATTTCTAGAAAAAAATGAAAACGGAGATATAATACTATTGGTCGAATATGCACTAACTCTTGGTCTAAAATCTATATAATCAGATGCTCTATTTCCAATAATAAACGGAATTTCTGTTGAATAATTTAAAGAATTGTAACTATTTACTGATTCTACATTTCCAACTATTTCATTATTTAAATAGTAATCAAAAACAATTCTAAGTTTTTTAGTCGGATCTGAGATATTTTTTTTTCTTATTATTCTTCCGTAATCCACAAATTCTAATCTGTGTCCATTATCTAGACTATAATTTTGTAATATGTTTCTATCTCCAGATACAATAGAGCTAATAGTAGCCACTATTCCTGAAGTTTTAAGTGCTATTGATTCATTAATTTCAAATGTTTTTTCGTTTTCGTTTACGAAAGATAATTGAGATTCTCCGATAATATCAACAACACGAGCAATTGCTCCTGATGTATTTCCTATAAATTGTTCACCAATAATTATATTATTCGTAAAACTACTTGACTGCAACGAAACTACAATAGATGGTAAAATTGGATCCGAAGAATTATTTGATTCAAAAATTGCTAATACTCTATAAATGTCGGGAACATTTAAAGAAATTTCTTCATCTTGAACTCTAGTTCCATATACTGAACTGTATGTTAATCCATCATTGAAAGTAGTTGATCCAATTCCAGATCCATTAAATTTTGATTTATTAATGATTAAATTTTCACATCTCTTAATAATTTTTTCTTTTGATGATAATTTATTTCTTTTTACTGTGCAAGTCAAAATAGCATTGCCCGTTCTAGACAATCCAGATATAGTAAGTTCTCTTAAATCTACACTAAATGTAACTTGTGACTCTCTAATAACTTCCTTTTCTCCAATTTCCCACGTTAAAATATAACTACTCTCATCAAATGGTTCAAAATAAATATCGTTATCACCAAGATCACTTAAATAGAATGTAAAATTATTTCCGGTAATATTTTTTAATATTTGTTTCCTTATAATATAAGTAGAATCTAATAAATTTACAGAAGATATAAATTTATTTTGCAAAGGAACTATATATCCAGGATCATTTGATTTATCTAAAACTGGAATCACTACATCAAAATCAGTTACAGTTATATTCGAATTTGGTGCCCCACCTTCACATACACCCAAAACTGTCGATATTCCAGTAATGTTAATATAATTTTTGGATATTGTTGTTACTTTATTGTAAGTAGATGTGTTAAATCCTGGTCTTGAAAATTTTACAATATCTCCAATTTTAACAAGAGAGGAAAAATCAGACACACTAGGAGAAGTTACTGTACTAACTCCTGCGGATATTGCACTTATTGTAAATTGACTTGCTTCTGTAAATACCTTTTTTCCTTTATCTAATACTAAATCTGAAGCAAAAGTAGAAATTCCAGAAATTCCAAAAATTGATTTAATATCAGAAAAATCATAATCTCTAATTGAAGTTAAATTTCTTCCTACATTAATTCCATTAATAAATAATGGTTCATTAATTTGAAATTCACCTTTAGTATCGTAAACAGTTAAATTAATTTGGTTTGAAACTGATTCTTTTAAAAATCCAGTAGAACCGCTATATTGTCCTCTAATATGAGAATCTGCACCTGCAGTAATCCCAAGACCAATAGACAAAGAGGTATAAGTTTGAATATCAAAAAGTCTTATTTCATACTGAGTTGTAGTTACTCCGGCAATATTTTTTTGATTGAAGTCGTATACTTTTGCAACTCCAATAGTAGTTGCAGATCCAATAGAACGATTAGTTAATCTTTCATTTAGCAAACTTACAGTATATGTTGTAGAAAAACCAATTTTTGGAGAACCATATACATTGTCTAATTTTGCTATATTTCCTATCCTGATTGGAAGATTTGTATTTTCTTTTAATTTTGTTGTTCTTGGTTTTAATATATCAATAGAAGAAGTAGAAATTTTATCTACTTCAAATCCTCTTATATACGATTTTCCCGGAGAAACTTGAAGAACGTATATATTATCAGACGGAGTATTATCATTTTGAGTTAATTGATTTTCTAAATATATACCTCTATTTGATATTCTGTCATTTAAAGATTCTCTTACGTCAATTGCAAATGGTTTTATGTAATAATCTCCAGATTCTTCATAAGTTCTTCTTGCTAATTCATCTTTAAATACATTAAAATCTGTTTTATTTACAAATTTTTGAAGTACACCATTTTCTACTCTAATGAGTTCTATAAAATCTTGATCATTTTTGTCAGTTAATAATTTTTTATAAAGAGTAGCAGAAATTTTAAATCGATCTGCTCCTGGTGCAGATTCATTAGAAAATCCTTTTGCATTATCATATAAATCTGAATTTATTGAAGATGCATTTATTATTTCCTCAGAAATCTGAAGACCTATTCTGTAACTAGGTGTATTTGTATACTGATCAAGAATTATGGTTTCTTTTAATACTTTAACAAAATAACCTCTAATAAAATATATTCCCTCACTAATTGATGCTGATGATCCAATTTTTGACGCATTAGTAGTAATACATCTAGCAAATGAACTATTAGCAAAAATACTAGATAACGAATAGTCAATATCAGACAATGTAATTAAATTTTCTCCATCTTGAAAAGTTTTTACGATTCCATCTGTTCCTGATGCAGTATATTTAACATAAATTGTATCAAAATTATCCACAGATTCATTTGATGTAATAAAATTAACGACATTAGCAGTAACGCCGGACAATTCTCCTTTAATTTCAATTTGATTGTCAGAAAGAACTTTTAAATATTCTTTTACTGGAATATTTAAAAAATTAGAATCAATTCTTACGGCAAAATATCTATCATCATAAAATGTTCCACCAGGAATTACGACAGAACCTTCCTTAAAAAAATATTGTCCAAATTTTTCAATTTGATTTTGTAAAATTGATTGTAGAGTTGTTATTTCTCTAGATTGAATAGGAATTCCTGGTTTAAATAAAACTTTTCTATAGTTTTTATTTTCGTCGAAATCGTCGAAATATGGAGAAATATTTAAATTGGTTTTTTGAGTCATTTTTTTAAAATTCTACTACGATTTTTAGTTCTTCTTTTTGTGATGAAGATCTTGTAATTGGTGCTCTATTATCAATATAAATTATTTCACCTGAATATTTTTTTATATCCGGAGTAGAAACTCCTGAAGTAAATGTTTGACCCAAATCGATTATTTTTCCTCCAATTTGAATATTATTTGTATTAAAATTAGTATCAACAATTAACGGAGAACCTTGTACTTCTGCACAATTAATCGTTACTCCGGCTCCAACGAATTTAAAAAGTCTGTAGCTATGAGAACTAAATGTAGAAAGACCAACTGGTTGATAATATTTTAAAACACCAGTATTTGGATTCCAAGATGCAACATAACCAACAGCGGTAGAACCAACACCAACGGTTTGAGTAATTTTAGCATTTAATGGATAATTGGTATCTGAGGTATTTCCTGCACCTATTGGTTTTAATTTCAATGCATCAAGACCAGTGGCTGTAGAAGTATTTATCAATTCATTTTGACTTCCAAATATTACAGGATTTTTTAAAATTCCTATACGAGAAAAATTATTACCAATAATATAATCAGGATCGGAATCGTACTTAGAATATACCATTACTCTATATGCCCCAAGTTCTCGGTACACATCGTATCCGTGCCCTTGTTTTGGTGGAATAATAACTTCAATAATTCCACCAGATCCTGCAGTTATTTCTGGAGATCCACCAAATCCAATACCAAAATTTACAAATGCTCTAGTATATCCAAATCCACCATCAGTAACTGTAATTGTATCTATTTCCCCTCCGGTGATTGTAATAGATACCAATCCTCCAGTTCCATCTCCAAGAATAGGAATATTAATAATAGTTCCAGTTGTTTCACTATTTGCAGTTATATAACCAGATCCTCTATTTTTAACTATTGCAGTTTGTAATTTACCATCGACTGAAGCGTTTTTTATTGTTTCTGTATTTATGTCTCCCCAGTTTTTCGGCAAAGGCATAAAATTTTCTGTTGCAAATTGTATAATATCTGATGGAGGTACAGTATAAAGATATTTCCAAAGATATCCATCAGACCCATCTCCCACCGATTGTGGATTAATATCTACAAAGTTTGGTTCAAATAATGATTTTTGTCCTTTTGGGTTTTCTGGATTTGAACCGTTATTTAAACAAATATAAACTTTATATTCCGAATTTAAAATATAGAATCTGGAATCATATAATGTCTTAGAGTCTGTTTGTGGTGCTCCATTATCGATGTCGTAATTATTCCTGTACATATCATAAGTAATACCCAGTTCCCAGTCAATTCTTGGAATTACTCTAGAAATATCATTAGATGTTATTTTTTTAAGAAATAACATACTATCGTAATATAAATTTTCTTGTTGAAATGAATCCTTTGGTTCTGGAGGATCTGAAGACCAATTAGGATCCCCATAGTTTTCAATAGTTATATTAGTTGGATTGGGATGAGATAAGAATGTATAATATTGATTTGTAGTAGTTCCGATCCCAACAAAACTTTTAATAAAAGTTTCCGCATTTAATATTCTAAATTGGTCAGTAATTATTGCTGGCATAATATTTTTTTTAACTATTTATACTTAAATTAGTAAGATAATCTTAATGGTAAAATTCTAGAGACATGTGCAGAAGTTTCTATTCCTATAACACCATTTTGATTATTAAATTGAAAAGATTTCGAATTTAAAGATCTTGAAATATTAATAGAACCCCAAGTATATGTTCCATAATTATTTAAACTAGTTGAAATAAAATTTGATCCAGTGTTTATTCCAGATATCGAAAAAACATTAGAATATACACGAAGTGTGGATGTACCAATAGAAACAACATGGTTTGCATAATATATATTATCTATAAAACTATTTCCAATAGAAACTACATCAATTGAATTATTTTTAATTGATGTAGTTCCATTTCCAATAGTAGTATTTTCGATAACAAAATAGTCTCCTGTAGAAATTCCAGAACGGGTTACTTTTTGGGCAGAAGAAATATTTTTATCTAATGGAGGATCTGTAGAAATATTTGGATGTGGAATAATATCAAAAGAAATTGATGGTGTTGTGGTTCCGATACCAACAGAACTTGTTCCAATTCCTACAATTAATCCATAGTCTCCATTATAAGACACTTTTTTAATTTTTTCTGTAATTGCGGTAGTTCCTATTCCAACAATAATAATATCATTTAAAGTTTGAGATAAATCATCAATTGTATTAAAAAATGGAAAAGTATTTTTTACATACATTTTCGTATCTGTCGAAGATAATGATACAATTATATTTGTAGTTGGATTTATGATAGGTTCTAAATAATTTCTTTCTTTTGATATTTTTTCTCCATCGATAATAATATCCGATTTTTGTTTTGACCAAACAATTGGTCGGAGAAATGATTTGTCAGTAATTATTCCAATTCCACTATATGTTTGAGTTTCTAATGTATCTGCAGCAATTAATTCGTAAACTATTCTTTCTTCTTGAGATGGAATATTATCTTTTTTTTGTAATCTAATTCTATCTCCTGGTTTAATTGTTTCATCTATGTCTATTTCAAGATAATCTGATTCGGAACCAGTATAAAAATAAATTTTAAATTTACTTCCTGCCTTTGGTGCTTCTAAAAACTTTAATCTTGTCCCACTTGTAAATTGATAATCAATATTTGGTTTTTGTAAAACATTATTAATAAATATTAAAAGATTATTTGCTAATAAAATCCCAGAACCCTCTTTGGCAACAATGCTGTAATATTCTTTATTTACTATAGTTCTTGTTAATAAAAACGATTTTCTAACTCCATTAAAAAGATTACTAAAATCATCAAGTTCCAAAAGTTGTCCCAAAGTCCAACCAGAAAATTTACTTTGATATCTATTTTTAATTGTAATGTTGAATGCTGAAGTGCCTATTCCAACTTTATATGGAATTTGGGTCAATGTTAATACATCTCCAATTGAATATCCATATCCTCTATTTTCTAAATTAAATGAAATTATACTACCACCTGTCCCTACTACAACGTTTATTTTTGCACCAGTTCCAGTTCCTCCACTTAAAGTTAGATTGGTGTAGGGTGCTGGTTCATCTATAATGACTATTGGAGGACTTGAAGTTGTATATCCACTACCAGCATTTGAAATACCAAATGAAGTTACTATCCCATTAGTAACTAATGAAATAATGGATGCGCCAATTCCAATACCTAAAGTATCTGCAATTGATACTTTAGGTGGAAATCTATATCCAGATCCACCAGTTGATAATCCTATAGACTGTATAGTTCCTCCAGAAGACACTACAGCATATCCGAATGCTCTATTTGGAGGTTGGTATCCACTTCCAAGGCCAGTAAAAAATTCATTTATAACTCCACCTCTTGGTAGATCTTCAAGATAAGATCCAGTAAAATTAATTGATTGTCCGGTTCCTACTATTTCATAATCAGACTTCAAAATAGATCCAACATCGCCATAAAATGGTTTTTGGAAAATATTATTAACAAGAATAATACCAAAACTAGATGTAATGCCGCTAATGGTTTGATTGTTATTTTTTAAATTAAATTCACTGGTCTGACTATTAAAATTTTCTGATATATCATCAATTATATAATTTGTACTATAATCCAATCGATAAAAAACTCTTCCCGAAAATGTAGATCTTGTAGTTAGTTCTCCGATTCCAGTTGGACCGTATGGAGGGTCCGAAAAATATATAACTCCATCTTTTATCAAATAATCACCAGAAAGAACATTAATTGTTGCTCCAACTGTATGTGCAGAAGATACCGTCCCCATCTGCCCTCTAATAATATTGAGAGAATTTGTAGATCCAATACCTACTAAAGATACTTTTATTATTTCATTTTCAATTTTAATTAAAGATTTTCCTTGTATTTTTGATATATCCGAAAGATATATTACTGTAGTTCCTATTCCTACTGATGAAGCAAGAGAAACTATTATATCTTTTCTAGATACAGGACTTTGTATAATATTGTCAATAGAAATTATGCATCTGGTAGTAGCAAGTTCGCTTTCTACAGATAAAGTATGAACAGTTCCCACTCCAGCAGATGAAAATGTAATTGCAATTCCCGCAATCGCTTCAGTTTTTCCTATAGCTAGTTTAATTAAATCTTTTGTAATTTTAATTGCATATATTGAAGATGGAAGAATATCAGTATTACCAATTCCAATAACGTTCATAGTTACAATTCCAATTGGAGTTCCTCCATTTGATGAATATATTAAGTTTTCTCCTGTATTAAACTCGTGGTCATTTATACTAATGTTAGATAAAGGTGTTGTTATTTTAGAAGATTCGAATTTTTTATTAAAAACCGTATTTCCGGAAGAAGTTAGTATAAATGAAGTTATTCCAATTATTCCTCCACCAACAGTAGTCGTAACTCCGGTAAATTGAGGACTTATATCATCAAGTAATAAAACTTTATTACTAATAGATTCGTTGTAGTCAGTAATAACTTTAGAATCAAATTTAATTATTTTTGATAAAGAGTTATCATCAGTATCCTCTGATGCAAGATCATAATAAAATCTATCATATACTGAAGATTCGCTAAAAATTTCTACATTTAAGTCAACCTGAGATACATCGCTATTAACTTTAACAGTATTTCCAATTCCATTTAAAATTTGCAAATCTGAAAAATTCTTAAATCCAGATGTGTGCAATATGCTATTTACGGATTCTTTCCATGTATCATAATCAATTTCGCTTTTTATTGAATAAGAAAATCTTTGATAATAATCATTATCGTGAATTCTTTGATCATTAAAACTAAGTTTTCCTTTATTATTTTCCCAATCTATTGATTTTCTTGATATACTATTTACTTCAAAATCAAAATCAAATTCGTATATATTTTCAATTGAAGATTTATAATTTCCTATATTTCCAACTATTATTTTATTTTTTTCAAATATACCTTGAGGATTTATAATTTTTAACGTTTGGGAAATTGGATCCCAACCATTTTTAGCAACAAATCCATAAGCATTTCCATTGATTTGAGTTATTTTTTCTCCTTCAATAAATTTAACTTTTTCAAATTCTGGACTGTATATTGCCAAATCTGTAGATTTTATTACTCTTCCAAAAATATTAGTAGGGTCAAATGATCCCCCAGTACTTCCAATTCCAGAAATAGAATAGGTAACACTCTCAGAACCACCTGTCGTATTAATTCCAGTAACAACAAAATACCTATATCCATAATCACTAGAATTATATCCATCTGCATTATTTGTAATTTTTACATTTTCTACATAAATTTTATCATTCACAGAAAATGGAAATTTAGAAAATCCAGTAATTGGTGACCTAAGAAATAAAGTATTTAATCCAAATTCGGAAACTGCATCTGAAACTGACACTCCATTTGAATTTATAGTTGGTATAATTCTCAAATTATTCGAAAGTCCACTATCATTTGAAATAATTTGAACTTTAGATACAGAATTTCCTTGTGTACTGGTTTTAGTTAAAATGTTTGGATTTCCAATTGCAATAGTTTTTGGCGCTGATGTATAATTTGCTCCTCCATTATCAATATTAATATTTTTCAAAGTCAAAATATCAAATAACCTTAAAATAATATAAGAATCTACTTTTGGTGCTAATGTTTTATTATTTGTAAACTCTAATCCTTGATTTGTAATATCAACATCTAAAATTTTTCCAATATTATCCGATTCTATAGATAATGTAGCATAGTTTCCAGATATTGTTTCTATTGATGATACTGTTGGTAATTTTGAAATATTTTGTCCAGAATTAATAATTTTTATAGAATGAATTCCTCCCGTTTCTTTATTAGAATTAGTAGAATAATATGCGGTAGATAATCCAGAAATATTATAAAATGTAGTTTCTGCACTTCCAACTAAAGTAAATGAAAATGTGGTACTTCCAATACCTGAAATTTTATGAACTCCATTGATTTTTGAGTCTACAATTTCAATACTAGAGTAATTCGGAACCTCAGTATTTACTGATGATGGATAGGTAGTTGTAAATTTTAAATCATTACCTTCAATTCTATAATATAATTTTTCTGGTAAAGAGTCTTTAATTGAAATATTAATTTTAGTCGATGAGTTGGCATCTCCGAATACACCATTTTTTTTAATTAATTTAGATTCATATCTTGATTTAAAATCAGAATCAGTATAAAAATTGATATCATAACCAGATAAACTAGTATCAGAAACTGCAATAGAAACATTATTTCCTCTGTAGAAGGTTAATTTTGGATTAATCTTTGCCAATTCGTGAGTTCCTGATCCAAATGAAGTTATTCCAATATTTTCATATGGAAATTTAATTACGTCAAAATTATTTTTTGCAATCTTTATTGTGTTATTATTTATTTTGATTATGTGATATATTCCATTGTTTTCGAGTGGTGTAATTGGATTTGTTGCAGTGTAAACTACCAAATCCCCAGTTTGATAGTTATGATTAATAATTGAAATATTTGAATTTGAAGTACCAACACCGACTGCAGTGGATGCAAATGAAACTTGGTTTGTTACTAATTTTTTAATAACACTATTGAATTTAAAATTATAATAATCAAATTTATTAGAAATAATATTTAATTTGATTGTATCATTTTTTATAAGGTTGTGAGGTTCATTTAGTGTAATATTTACATTTGTTTTTTTAACTTGTCCAGTTATCTCATCTACAATTGTTTCGAGTTTATGATTATTTCCAGATACAGAATTGAAATAAATATAAGAAGTCGAAAACCCAATCTTTGATGTAGATAAACCAATAAATTCATCACTAAGTTTTACGCAGTAAAAAACACCAACATCACTCAATGAAAAAGTTGGACTTAACGTAGAGTTACTAGATGCAAAAATTGTTCCACCGATTGCAACATATGATACTAAATCACCAGTTTTAAATTGATGATTTGGTAAATAAATTGATCTTGGAGGAATTGATTTTCTAATATCATCACTTCCCGACGTTCCCACTATTACGTTACTATAAGTAGTTCCAATTCCAACAGATTTTGTAGAATCAAAATAATATAGCTTGCTGTTTTCTTTATTTTTATTTTTTAATTTTTCATTTACGTTAAATGTAAATTCTTTTGGAAATTTTGTTACTAATTTACCAAATGTATGTGATGATCCAACGGAGTTATCATAACTCCTGATAACTCTATACTTATTATTATATTCATCGATGTTAATAATAAGTATTTTTTCGGATCCAATACCAATTATATCGTTTATTTTAATATTTTTATTAGATGGTGGTTCTGAGATTGAAATAAATGTAGTAATTCCAGTGGCCAAAGTACTTCCAATTGCACTAGATACTGAAGACACAAAAGAAGTAATCCCAATAATTCTAATTCCTTCAATATTTTTATAAAGTGAAGATGAAATTCCACTTATTTCAACAATATCACCATCTATAAAATTAAGAGGAGATGTGCTGAATGCAGTAACATTTGTTCCAAGAACAGAAAATTTCAAATTATTATTTATTATTTCTGTCGTTGCAATAGAAATAATATTTTTACCCAAAATCTCACTTACGGCACAATTAATAGAATTTTGATTTGAAAAATTTAAAATGTCACCGACTTTATATAAACTTCCGGGATTTATTACATTTATGGATGAAATGTCCGAAAGTTTAGTTAATTTTACTTTTACATTTGCATTTGAATTTAAAGAATCCATTAGAAATGGATAATTCCTATGAGATTCTTTTAGTCCTAGTGGAGTTATATTTCTTTTGTATTCTCCAGTGTTTATATATGAATCTGATTGATCAATTAATACATCATAGTTAAATAAATCTGAAGAATTATAATGTTTAATTGTTATGTATGGAAATGCTGGATTGTTATTGTCGTCTAAAGTAGAAAAATAAGCATAAGTTCCATTAGGAAAATCTGAATTTATAAGATATCTTCCATTATATTCGTCCAAATCTCCATTTCCATTATAAAAATAATCATCTACAAAATAACCAAGAGGATATCCAGAAGGTCTTAGATTATTATCTAAATTTTGGTTAAGTTCATAACTAGATTTTAATCTTTTTATTCCTCCAGTTCCAGAAGAGTCTGGAATACTTTTAGCATTTCCACATGGTCCATAAATTGGATTTCCGTCATATGCCCAACCAATAATGGGAGAGTGGGATAATCCCTCCAATAATTCTTCAAATGTGTTTGGGTCCAAATTATCACCTAAAATTTTACGAATTTCTTTTGTAGCGTAAAATGAACAAATTTTATTCTGTTTTAATTTTATTTCAGATGGAATCTGTAAAGTTCCCTTATAAATTTCTTCATTTAAAATATTTTTATATCTTTCTACTGAATTAATTTTCCATTCGTGTATATTTGAGTTAAATATTGCACCAGATCCTGCAGGAAGAACTCTAATATATGTTTCATTTTTGGTGTATCCTTTTCCGCTATTAATAATTTCTATTGAAGTTATTTTTCCATTTGAAACATTTGATTTTAATTTAGCATATTTTCCAGAACCGATAATTTCAAGTATTGGTGGAGTAGTGTATTCCAATCCAGAGTTTAGAATCCGAATATCAACTATTTCTCCATTTGTATTAATAATTGGAAAAAGATCTCCATTTATTCCAGTTTTTAGTGAAATTGATGGTTCTTTTATATAATTGATAATATCCGTTACGCCATATCCAATACCTCCGTTACTTATGAATATATTTTCTATTTTTCCTCTAGATACTGCATACGCTGTGGCATCATAATATGAGGGCCTTATAGTATCCCCAATACCAGTATTCCCTAAAATATTAACTTTTATTTCGGGGTAATTGAAAGTATGTGTTCCTGCTCCAATACTTTTTAAATTTTCATAAATTTTGTTGTTAAAATTATTATCCGAAATACTAGATGCAGATCCGGCATTACTTAATTTGAATTTATTCGGATCAATAACAAATACATTGTAATATGATGAGGTGGAAAGTCCCAAAATTTCAGTATCACTATTAGAATATGTTACTAAGTCCTTATTCTTGAAATTATGATTTTTTGCATAAATGTAATTATCATACGTGTTAATACCTACAAATGTTTTATATATATCCTCTCGATTTATTGGTGGATAAGGTTGTGCATTAATTACTATCTTATTATTTGAATATAATGATCCTTGATTATTGATAACAATTTTATCAATAATTTTTCTATTTCGGTTTGAAGTAAAGGTATGTGTATTATTTCCAAATAATACAAAATCTATTAATTCTGTTTTTTTAATTGCTCTTTCCTTTGTCGATGCAATAGAAAATGAAGTATTATCTATTTTTGCAACATAATAAATTGCACCATTTGATAATCTAGAAGTAGAAAATCCCACATTGGTACTTCCGATCCCAATTGCAACTCCGTTCGAAGTGTATATTATTTCTTCTCCATCTAAAAATTTGTGATCATAATCTAGAATAATTTTATTAAGAAAAAGATTGACTTTTAAATCAGAAAATGATATAGAGTGCCTAAATGATTTAAGCGTTGCTGAGCACTCTGCTCCAATTCCATTACCGCCAGAAATAGTAACAGATGGTATATTTGTATAATCAAATCCCGGAGATGTTAAAATTATTTCAGAAATATTTCCCTGAATGTGCGCATATGCTTCTGCTCCACTTCCCGTACTATCTACTATGGAAACATTTGGCGGATTTGTAATATCATAATTATTTCCATTATTTAATATATTAATTTTTTCCAATTGACCGTAAAATGCAGAATCAGTATGAATTGGAGAATGCAATTCAATTCCATTAACTCCAACTCCTATTTGACCAGTAATATTAATATTATTTTTTGAATTTTTTGGTGTTTTTAGTATTCTTCTAAAATTATTTTGATTAATAAGAGATTTATTAAATAAATTCGATGGAGAAATTATATGAGAATCGTTACCAGATCCATTAAAAAATACAAAAGAGTTATTAGATAAATTTGATTTGTTTAATGCTAATTTTATATTATCATTATTTATTTTTTTTATATAATAAAACCCACTACTGATTCCGGTAATTCCACTAGAATCAGTTAAAGAATTATAATAAATTTTATCTCCTGTTATGAAGTTATGCTCATTGATGCTAATTGTACTAGAAGATGCACTAGATGATGTAAATATTTTAGATCTATTTGTGGTTTCTATTGAAGAATATGATGGAAATCCAGAGAATGCAATATAAGTATTTTGGTCTTTATCGATAAATGAATTCTGAATATCTGCAAGTAAAAAATTTAATTTGAGATTTTCATTTACGTATTTTAAATTTTTCTTAATAGTATATTCGCCAAATGAATTCAGTTGACCGCTAAAAATTTTAAATTTATTATTATCAAGTATTTCAGTTACTTTAACATTAGAAATTACAACAATATTGGTCTTTTTGTCGATTATATCAATATTATCTTCTTTATGTAAAAAATGATAATTTTTTGTTGTAATTGTGTTAGTATTTGAATCTACCGTAAGAGTATCTACATATGTTACATTATTATGAAACCAAGTATTAAATTTCTTATCTAATAGGGAAACTTTTTCTCCAAGATATTTGACTCCAAAGGAATCATCTGCATTAAAATATTTAGTATCAGATGTCCCTGTAGAAACGTTGGATATAGATCCAACAACTCTCATTTGGCAGATAATATTCGTATTATTATTTTCATATCCGTAAACAAATTCGTCATTTATAATTTCTGTATTTGAAGATATTGATGTTGTTAATCCAGAGCAACCAAAAAACTGATTATGGGATTTTGATTGATAAGATGCCTTCTGGTAATTTTTATTATTAGATAAGTAATAAAAATTACCAGAAGTCGGAAATCCAAGAGTAGAATCCACAGTAACTACTTGTGGACTTGTTGGTTCAATTACTCTTGTTTTATTGTTAATATGAAACCTATTATCAATAGTGTCTTTAGAAAAACTTATTTTATAATATCTTTTATTCGCCAAAAATACTTCTTCAACATTTGATACAGTTCCGTTTGCAGTTGGTAAAATAAAAGAATTTTGATATATTGTAGTATCTTTTAAATTAATTGGATTACCAAAAATAGATTCGACTATCATATTATCAAATACTTTCCATTCTGCATCTGATGCAACAATTGTATTATCGAAAGGTTTTAATATTTCTACATTTTTTCCATATAAAATTTTAAATAATATTTTTAACGATGCATCAGTTCCTTTAGAACTATAAAAATCCCTTGCTCTACCTAAAATATTTTCAATTGATAATTTTGGCGTAAAATTTCTATTTTCAAATCCAGGAATAAAATTATACTTATATTTTTGAAAAAATTCTAATAAAAATAAAAAACTTAAATTATATACATTCGAATTTGGTGCATGAATATTTGCTTCAGTTTCTGTAAAAGTTAAATATTTCGAATTTTCAAAAGATTCTATTTCGGAAATTCCACTAAATCCTCGAACACAACCAGTAAAAGTATTTGTGGTCAATCCAGTATATGTAATAATTTCATCATCTATCTTTAAAAGTCCATACGTATTAGGAAATCCTATAGTACTATTGACTAAAATTGTTTCATCAAATGATAAAATTTCAGAAACAGTTTTTATTGGAAAAGAAGCAACATTTACTGAAGAATATGATGAAATATTTTTATATGATGGAATATTTTCACAAAGATTTATATTTCCGTAATCATGTTCTTCGGAAATATAATATTGTTTTAGAAATTCCAAAAATAATGGATTTTCGTTACCAATAAAATCTGGTATTTGACTTTCTAAAATATTTGAAATTTTAATTTTTTTATTAGTCATTTTTATCTTATATATTTTTTATTATCAATAAAACTTGAAGGTGGATTGTAGAGTGTTCCAGATTTGTTTGATCCGGAAGAAATAATATCCTCAATAAGGAACAAATTACTATTTCCTGTAGTATCTAGAACAATATAAAGATTTTCTTTTGAGATTATATCATTCGATTCTGGAATGACTTCTATTTCAATTTTATTCAATAAACTTGTTGACGTTATCATTATTGGGTAGATGATTATTTCTCCTTTTTCGTAATTTACTTTTCCTGCATTATTGTTTATAAAATTGGGTTTTCCTTTATCTAAGGTAAAAAATCTAATCTTACCAATTAATTCGCTAGAGTTATCAGGAATATCTGTTATGTATATATCTTCACTTATTCCATCAATTTTAAAAGAAGATGATCGAATATTAAATCCCTCACTATCTGCATGAAATTTATTTCCATAACATATTTCATAATTTGCAATAAAATTATAAGAAGGTAATAAATTTCTTCTCATTTTTAAAGTGGTTATATTAGAAGTAATTCCTTTATCTACATTATCAATTATGGAAGTAAGTTTACTATATTTTAGCCTTCCCCCAAATGAGTTAATATCTGAAGATTTGGAGTAAGATTCAATAGTCAATTTAATTCTTGAATCAAGGTCTTCTTTATTTGAAATAAAACTTGGATCATAAGATACTGTAGAATTATATTCTACATACAAATATTTTAAATCTATAAATTCCTGTTTGATTCCGGCAACCGTGTATTTTTTAAGATTATTTTTTATGAAATTTTTTGTAGTGTCCGATAAAAAATCACCATTTTTTGGTTTAATTGTAATAAAAACTTTCCCATATTGCGGCGGATCTAATTCTTCTCCACCATAAGCACTTACCGAGTCTATATTTCCATATAAAAAAGGAATTAGACTAATATAATCAGTCGCAGTTACTGCTCTATATTGCGATGCATAAATTCTAGGAGCTAAGTATTTAACATTATCTACACTTTCGATATCGTCTCCATTTTCCGAAGATTCTGTAGTAGTTAAAAGAGATATTCCAGAAGTAATTGATTTATTTTTTCCACTTTGTAGGTATGATAAATTACCAGAAAAAGTAAAATTAGTTGCTCCATTTCCCTCTATTCCATTAGTTACAATATATGATACTATAATTTCGCTTCCATTTTCTGGTTTTTTCCCAAAAATATCATCACCAAAAATAATTTGATATTTTTCATCATTAATTTCCTGAACTAAAAATAATTTTGAGGATGGACTGACATTAAAAATGTTAGAATATAATGAATAGTTATCTGTAGTAGTAGATTTTACGGAAACGCGAATCGTTGAAGTATCTATATTTGAATTTGGTAATATATATTTTGCATCTGATTGCGAATAATCAACTATAAACGATTTTTTTAAATAATTTCCTTCATAAATTTCAATGTTAGAGAATGAAGCAATTCCATTATTATTTGGAGTAACTATAATATCATCTGGAATTGAAAAAATATAATTACCTCCCTCTACAGAACCTAAAGTTACTACTCCAGCGTGTAACTTAACAGATTTTGCAGGTAAGTTATTTAAATTTACATCAAAATTAATTTTTGCAATTGCTGCTTTTTTTGATCTTGGAACGTATCCAATATTTCTTGCTAATGAAACTACATTTTCTCTCAAAGTAGCACTATCAATGAACGACTCATTGATAGCCATATTAGTATTATATGCAGTTATATATGAATTATATGCAAGAGTATCAATTAAAATAGAAAAATTAGATCCCTCAAAATCAAAATCAGTAAAATTGGAATTTGTCCTCAGATAGTCTTTAATCTGAGTACGTATGTCTTTAAAATCTAAATTAGTAAATTGATTGAATGACATTATATTCTAGTTGGTTGTAAAATAAATTCTATGTTTTGAATAGGAAAAGGCAATCCAACAATATCATATGAAATTTTTATATTTAAATTATTCGAATCTTCTATAAATTCAAGTAAAATATTTTTTAAATTAATTCTTGGTTCAAAATTTTTAATTAATGTGATGATTTCTTCTTCTAAAAAAGAAAATAAATCAGAATCAGAAAGTTCAAACAAAGAATTTTCGACTGATGTTCCCAATAAATCATTAAAAAATCTTTCATTTAAACGAGTCCTAACAAGATTTATAACAGATTTTTTAATAGCATCTTCATTTTTTAAAATAATTAAATCATTAGTAACTGGATGTTTCGTAAAAGATAAACTAATATCTTTAAAACTACGAGAAATTGTTACTGCCATTTAAACTTTATTGTTTTATATATCTATAATACTTTTTACCAAGTTTTTCCATAATTTGGTTCCGTTCCATATTCCCAATCATCATAATCTTCATCATTACGAATTTTTTCATGAAGATCAGTTTGTTTTTTTAAATTATGATTGGGTGCCAAATCATGCATAATTTCTTGAATGATTCTTTTTGGTGGTTCTGTTTGATAATCCGTAATTAAATGCGTAGTTCCCCACATTTGATGCATATATTCTTTGTCTCTATCAACTGGTAAATTAGACATTTTAACTCCTGTTTTAAAAATAAAACAGAACTTTTATGATGGAGGTTTCTATCTCCAAATATATTTAACGATTTAATATTTTAAGATTATAATTATAAGAATTTAAATATTTAAGTATTTCCAGAGCAACTAATTTTGGATTTTCCTTTCCGCAAGTATAGATATCAATTGCAATACATCCTTCTTCTGGCCAAGTATGTGCTGAAAAATGACTTTCTGATAGTGCAATTACTATGGTAAGACCTTGTGGTTCAAATTTGTGCGTAAAAATATTTAAAATATTCATTTTAGCACGAGAAATCCCTCTTTTAATTACTTCTAAAAGAGGGATTTCTTCATTTAACAAATTGTAATCTATATTATACACCTCTAATAAGAGATGATTTCCCATAGAAAAGTTATCCAATTGTTATAAGAATAAAAATTTATTTATCTTATTTTAAATATTAACGTCCTTGTCCTCTATATTTTTTTCGAGCGGAATTTCGACTTGTTTTCGAATACTTTGTATTCTTTCCTTGTCCTTGAATTGTATTCTTTGGATTACTTTCAAGTTTTTGGTCTTTTTTATTCAGAGCCATTTTAATTTTTTCTCCTTTTGGTTCAAAAAACGGTTTTTGACGGGGTTTTTGCGTATTTTTTTATAAGATAGTTATAAAACCT